TCTTATTGATGATTTGGAGTTGTCTGTTTTATTGAATAAGTCAACTGGAGCACCTTATGTAATACAAACTACAGTACAGGCAGAAGTTAGTAAAATATTATCTAGTCTATGTGCTATTGATAATAATCTAACAGATTTTATTAATACACCATTAACTACTGTAACATCTAATTTAGATTCATACTTAGGTAGTCTGATTGATAAACCAACGTTTGTTACTCAGGGTGTTGAAGGTGTTATTAGTATTGTAATATGTAATGTTGAAAAGTTATTGAATAATCTTACTACAGTAGTATCACAAACTGAAGAAGTAGTTGCTAATTACCAAGATGCAAAAGAAGTATTAGATACCTGGAAAGCAGGTAATAAGATATTCTCTGAGAAGACTAATTTATTTACTAAAGACGTTAATACATTAACTGGACTAATAAAGTTATTTGTTGAGTTTTCTGAATCTGGTTGTGTTAGACCACCTAAAAGTGGAGAAGATAATGTTGGATGGTTCCCTTTATTTGGTGTAACTCATTGTACTCCTGAAGAATTTGCTTCCATAGCAGTACTTAGAGGTGAGACTAGAGGTAAGTGTGGAGAGTCTACTACTATTGCTGGTGGACTATTTGATTCTGTATTCTCTGAAGCAGATCCTTATTTAACTACTGCTAAGACACAAGTTAATGGTTCATTTGAATTGTATGTTGGTACACCTGGTCGTCAAGCAACTATTATAAAGAGGGAGAATGGTACTACACATACTTCAGTAAGTTTGAATAATGCTATGCACCAAGAGTGGATGGCTAAGAGAAAGATTAAAGAAGACTTCCCAGATCTATCAGAGGATGAAGTTAGTATTGCAGCAGCAGAGGCAGTTGCAGCATCAACTAGAACAACGTCTTCACAGACAGCTTGGGTTAGATCTGCTGACAATTTACCAGATGGTGTACAAGGTTTATGGAGTGACTTCTTAAAAACTTATGGTGTTTATCCATCTAATACTTCAGCATTACTAGGAACACATACTGGTACATGGGAAGTAGTTGTTACTGTTGAGGGAACATATACTTTTGATGTTCAAGCGGATAATCAAGGTAGTATTTCATGGGATGGAGTAACTCTAGGTCAGACATCAATGTTCCAATCTCATAATGTAACATCTACATTTACTATAGAGAATGTACAAGCAGGTACACATACTATTAAAGGTAGTATAACCAATGTATATACTGAAAATGCTGGTTCTGGATGGGAAAGAAATCCTGCTGCTATTGCATGGACATTAAAAGATCCTACAGGAACAGTTGTAAAAACATCTCTCGATTCATTCCCAGTTAGATATCATCCTAGTACTGCTGCTAATGGAGATGAGGGTAATTTACTTGCTGACCATATTAGTTGGGCTGGAACTAAAACTGAAGAAGTGCATGGAGATGATGCAAAGGTTATTGATAATGATTATTGTAGAACAGTTCAGGGTGACTATAGGTTAAAGGTAACAGGTGACTGTCATATTGAAGTTGGAGGAGGATTCTTCTTTAGTGCTCAAGGTGCTCCAAAATCTGTTAGTAAACATGGACATCCTAAGAATAAAGAAATTCAAAAGCATGTTATTAGTTTTGGTTCTGACGTTGATATGAATGTTGCTGGTGCTGCATTTGAAATGCAAGCAGCAAATTTAAGAATGGCAGCAACTAAGACATCTATTACAGGTAAAGAATTTGAAAATGCATCAAAACTACAGAAGTATTCTGGTGTAGAGTGTATTATCAGTGCTGATAATTCTATTGAAATGGTTACTACTGCTTTGTATCAGAAGATTAATATTAATAAGAATCCTGCTGCTACTAAGTCTGGTATTAGTACAATATGTCATGGTTCTGTAGATCTTGCTCTTATGCCTGGTGGTTCTACAACTGATAATGTTCCTAGATTTACAGTTGCTAATCCTTCAGGACCAGTTTCTATGCAGTGCGGTTCAACTGGATTTAATTTGAATGTAATGGAAGGTGCTTATAATGTAATGGCACATGATGGACTTATTCGTATGGAGTCTAAGACTGGACCAGCAACCATTAAGGCAAAGGGTGCTATTGGTATAAATTCAGTTGCAGGTGCCATTTCTCAAACTGCCACCTCTATTTTCCTAAATTAAAATACCTGTGGTATAATATCGTTATGGATGAACTACGACAACAACAACTAATAGAACTCAAGGAAATACTTGAGGATACTATTCAATATTTTTGTGATGAGAACATGGTCTCTGGGGAAACCGCATGGAACATGGTAGGTGCTTTATCTGATGCAAAATTAAACGTGGAATTTACTAATGACTGACATTCAAGATGTAACAGAAGAAGAGGCATGTAAAAACCTCAAATTTCTTTTGACTATGACTGAAAGGAATCGTACTGTTTGGAGAATTAAATCTCCAGAAGGTGCGGTTGCTTTGTTGTCACCAGTACTTCAATCTGGTCCTCCAGTTGATGAGGAAGTACTGAAGCAAGTTGAGGAATTCCAACAGGATTTTGTTGACAATCCCAACTAAATATCTTATAATCATCTAGTAACTGAGCAGACCGATGCGTCTTAAAAGCCATGAAACTCCTAGAAAGCGAGGACGCAACACCAAATCCCGTCTAGCGTCTGCTCGCTTACGACAATTAAAGAAACGTACAAAATTATTCGTGAAGAAACTTTATAATGAGTAATCTTATAACACTTTTCCCAATGCTGATTCATCAGTTTGATATTCCTGATTTTGATGCAGATGCTATAGAGGAGTATTGTTATGGTGAACAAAGGATAGACCCAGAAGGAAAACAAAAATCTAATAGAGGAGGGTGGCAATCTCAAGATCATTATTCTAGGTTTGATAATATCTTAAGTAGAACTCTTATGAAGGGATTAAATAAATGGTCTGAAGGTGATATCCTTCAGAAAGGAACTCAAATGGAAGTTGGTGCAATGTGGATTAATATAAATGGTACTAACTGTTATAATATGAAACATAATCATCCTAATTCTGATTTGTCTGGAGTATTTTGGGTTAAGGGATCTGGTCCAAATATAGGTTCTTTAGTATTTGATGATTCTAACAACTATTCAAGATTTCAAGAAAGTGTATGTTATAGTGACAATTTTAAAACTTCTAATAATCTATGGGACCAATTTACATTTGAACCTACAATAGGACAATGCATTATTTTTCCATCATGTCAGGATCATAATGTGGAAAGTAATCAAACAGATGAAGAAAGAATATCAGTTTCTTTTAACATGACACTTGACATAGATTTTAATTCTGCTACAATAGGCAAAGCAATTAACAAATAGAGGGAGTACAAAAGATTTCCGATTAGAAGGAACGCCCTCTACCTATATAAACCAGCGTATCAAATGTTACTATGAGAGATCAATTATTAAAAGCAATATCTGCCCATGCTAAAGGTGAGATTGAAAGACACAGAGCAAACGTTGAAGTATATCTTAGTAATCCTGCTGGTATAGGTGAACATTCAGATATAACAGATGCAATTCAAGTAGAAATAGACAAGATCTCTCGTTATCATGACCAGATAGAAGTAATAAATACCTATCTAAGAGATAAGAAAGGCACAATACAGTTAGATGAATGACTTTAAAGCAGCAAAGAGATTAATAAAATTAGCAAAAGAACATCCTGATTGGTATTCCAAAAAGGATGTTTTTTATGCAAAACAAGTAAAAAAACAACACAAAAAACTTAAAAAGAAAACTAACTCTGATTATGGCACTGACACAACAAGTTGAAGATTCTCTTAGAGAAGCACAACTAAATCTGAAGAATGCACTTGCGTATTCTGCTCGTAATGAAGAATCATATATTAGTAAGCATATTGCTGATATGATGATGCAGATAGATAATCTTATACTAGTTGATAGTATTAAAGATCATTTGAGAGTTGAAGATGAGTGAAGTTCCTGAGTATTATCAAGATAATATGCTAGCCTCAACGGTAGCACAATTTCCTAGTGGAACAATGTTCCATGCGTTTTCGACACCGATATACGCAACTAGGATTAAAGATAATCTTGATGCAATTCAGACAGAACTCAGTAGATCTTATAGAAAGACTACTTTTACATATAAAGAAGAGTTTGGGATGACACATCAGTTGTCAGATACTACTTTTTCTGGTAATGTTATAGTTGAACATGGATTAAAAGAATTTGAACAAGTAATCCATTTTCATCTTTGTAATTACATGACAGGGATAAAATTTCCCCAGGATGGAGGTAGGAGTAGTAAGACTAAAATAGAGGATGTAAAATATACAATCTCACAATCTTGGTGGTCTAAATTTGGACATAGAGATTATGCTCATGTACATAATCATGGTAATAGTGATGTATCTGGAGTGTACTATTTCAAAGCACCATCTAGTGAAGAGATAGCATCTTTTGACACTCCTTGGGGTACTCAACCAGAAGGAAATATATATTTTAGTTCACCTGCACCTTCTTCAGTAACATCATTTGTTTATGCTCATTATGCATTTAAGCAAAGTATGTTAGCAGAAGTGGGTAAAATGGTATTATTCCCTGCTTACTTAGATCATGGTGTAACAACTAATGAAACAAAAGAAGATAGGGTAAGTTTAGCATTTAACATTAATTTTGATAGAGCATGACTAAAACAACTGACTTAGTGTCTGAGATTGAAGGGTTAACTGTATTACTTGGTGGAACCCTAACAACATCTACTACATATGATAGTACTGGTAGAACATCTAAAAAGATTACTATCGAGTATGATATAAAACAAGAAAATAAAAATGGTTAGTTTAAAACGAACATTTCATGCATTGAAGGAATGGGATAAAAGATGGGCATTTAAGTTCCAAGGTAAGTTTGGACTATCTAACTATCAAATGTTTTGTGCTTGCTTTGCAAAAGGATTTATTATTGGTGCTATTCTATTATGAAGAATTATACAGAAAATAGAAGAAGATTGAAAGATCTGTTAAAATCTTATGCTTATCGTAAAGGTGAGTTTAAACTTTCTTCAGGTCGCACAAGTGAACACTATGTTAATTGCAAACCTGTTATTTTAAGAGGTGATGGATTAACTTTAGTTTCTAATTTATTATTAGAACATATACATCTTGGTTCTAATTGTGTAGCTGGACTTACTTTAGGTGCAGATCCATTAGTTAGTGGTGTTGTTATGGCATCTCATAGATTTTGGGATGAGAGTGCATTTAAGTTTGGGGTTCCTGGTGGTATAATAGTTCGTAAGAAACCTAAAGGGCATGGAACTGGAGCATGGTTAGAAGGACCACTTCCACCTCAAGGAACTGTAGTAACAATATTAGAAGATGTTATCACTACTGCAAAGTCTGCTATATTTGCTGCTGAAAAGATTCGTGATGCTGGATATTTTGTAGACCATATAGTTTGTATCGTAGATAGGCAAGAAGAAGGTGAGGCAGACAAAGTATGTAAAGATGCTAAGATAAGATTAACAAGTATATTCAAATTAGATGATATTGTTCCTATGTTTGATGATTCTTTTAAATCAAATGACCATGAGCATATGAGTCTTAACATGGCTAAATAGACATGTAGCAAAGGTATGATTATTCGTGGCAACTAAGAAGATATCACAGTTAGAAACAATATCAGACTCCAATCTATCGGGTGAAGCAATTTTACCTGTTGTTGTATCTGACCCATTGATTCCTAACAGGAAAGCAAAAGTAAATCAATTATTTAAAGGGGTATCACAGGGAACCAAAGCGGAACCTGGTCTTACCTTTGATCTTGATAGGGATACTGGTTTATACCAGAATGCCTATGACCAAATAGGTGTTGCTTTTGGAGATGGTGGTTTATATTGTACACGACTTGATAATGGTAACAGTAGTACATCATTATATGTAAACGCTGTTGATGATGTTGCTAATAATACTGATATAGTTTTTGCTCCAAAGGGTACTGGTGCTGTTAAAGTAACAGGTCAGTTCTTAATTGAGGATGGTTCTTTTGTATTGGAAGATACTCAAGGTCCGAGAGCAAGATTTGAGGTTGGTAATGTAGGAACTGGTAATAGTATCAGGATATTTACATTTCCAACTATTACTCAAGGTAGTGGTACTACTATAGTTGGTGATGATACTACTCAAACATTAACAAACAAAACTGTTCTTATTGATGAGGATAACTTTGTTATTGTTGATGGCACAGAGGAAGCAATCTTCCAAATTAATTGGCCAACGACTTCAGGTACTAGAAGATCTTATTTCTTACCTGATGCTGGTGCTGTAACAACAGCAACAGAACCTACTGCTACTTCATCTACTTTACTTGATACTAAAACTGAGCAAACAGTCTTAAGTAAGACTCTTGTTAATCCAAGATTTGTTTCTAATGCAGATGTTGGTACAAGTTATGCTCAATTTTCTACTGGTGGTTTATCAGGTAATAGAACAATAACTATTCCTGACTTAAGTTTAACTTTAGTTGGAACAGATGCTACTCAGGTTTTAACTAACAAGAGTATTGGTGGATTGATACTTCAAGACAGCACTGATGTAACTAAGAAACTTAATTTTAATCTTTCTAATCAGAACGCATTAACAAATACAAATTATCAGTTTCCAGCTACATCTCTACTAAATAATTCAGGTAACGTCATTACAACTTTAGTTGTTGAGTTAGCAGCTCAGGATCTAAAGAATAAGACAATTTTCTCTCCTACTATAAGGAGTGTAAATAATAACAACGGTTCTGCTGTTATTGAAGTGGATAACTTGACGGCAAATAGGATAATTAGATTCCCTGATGCTGACGCAACTCTTCTTTCTACGGAAAACGTTACTGTTGATGATGTTAACTTTGGTGCTGGTATTGGTGCAGCAAACTTAACTTCACGAACACGATTACAACAATTCTTTTACGCAGGTTTTTAATTAACAATGGCAGACCAAGGACTCTTAGCACAATCAAAACCAGGAGCAAATACCAACGTGCTTTTGTACGGTGCTGACACTGATAAATCAGCAAGTGCTGTATTGACTATCGCAAATGATGGAACAGGTTCAGCATATAAAGTTGGTATAAAGGATTATGACCAAAAATTAACTGTTGGTTCAGGTGCTCTTCTTCACGAAGGTGATGTAATTACTGGATATAAAGTAACAGTTAATAACGCTATGTCTGATGCTACTGGTTTAGTGGCAGGAAATGAGATAACAAGTGATGACAGTGAAAAGAGTTTTTTCTTTGAATCTTTTATAGTACCTGATTATACAGAATATTTTGTTAAAGATGTTTTACTTAGAAACGTTACTACTGAATCAGTAACTGGTACGTTTACTGTTGGTGAAACAATAACCAAAGGTACTGGTGGTGATACAACAACAGCAGTTATTTACAATGTAACTGGTACTATACTTAGTCTTGGACCTTCAACTATTAATGGATCTGGTGCAGAATTCGCTGATGGTGATTCTATAACTGCTTCTGGTGGTGCTACAGCAACTGTATCTACTGGTGGTATTGCAACAGGTGTTCAAACTTGGGTTTTCTCTGTTACAACTGCTGGCGGTACTTATAATTCTTACGAAACGGATAATTTACAAGTATTTGGGGATAGGATTTATAGATTTAATGTTGGTGATTCCTCTATGAGTGGTAGAGATTTTAAAATATCACTTGATATTAATGGTGAGTGGGGATTAGATGGTATTGCTGGTAACGCTGATGATGGTACAGAATATACCACTGGTAAGACTTCGAGTGGTGCTGAAGGTGATGGTGCTAATGGTTATATTCAATATGACTTTAGTCAAAATACAACATTAACTGGATTACTTTACTTCTATGATGGAGGTACTGGTACTGCTGGTAATAATATTTACGGTGGTAGTACACGTAATATGACAATATCAACTACTTTTACATATCTTGATATGTTTGTTTATAATGTAAAAGGAACATGGACTAATGGTGCTTCAACATTTACCGCAGCAGGTACAACATTTACTGTAACTGCTCAAGATGTCCAACCATACGGATATGTTCGTAGTTATAGTGGAACTGATCTTAAAGTAATTAAGGGTATCAATTCTCCTGATTTTGCTGGTAGTGATACCTTTAGAGATGCACCCAGACAGTTAAGTGCAGATAGATCTACTGTTACTGTAAGTTCTGTTGATGTTGCAACTACTGCTCTTGAAGATGCGAGTTATCTCGTTAATGGCACTACCAATGGTAACAATGAAGTTGATAGAATAACTTCTATTGTTGTTGGACCAGGTGAGAGATTAATTGTTAATAGTACTACTGCTAATAACTCATTTAATCTTATTGGATTTGAAGATGCTTCAACAGCATTATCAACTAGAGTATTTGGCGGTGCATAATACTGTCTAATAAATAACCATATAGGAATAGCGTATAAGTAATGTCACTAACTAGGTTAAAGAATATTATTACGTCCCGTACGGGACGTATTATCTACGTCAACCCTGACGATTTCGATGCGTCAGACGCTATTGATAATAGGGGTAACTCTGCATTGCGTCCTTTCAAGTCATTGCAACGTGCATTTCTTGAGGTGGCAAGGTTCTCATATAGAGTTGGTTTAAGTAATGACGAATTCGATGCATTTTCAATTTACTTATATCCTGCTACTTACGAGATTGATAACAGACCTGGTGATGTATTATATACAAACGTTGCTCCTATTGACGCTAATTCCAACCTAGACTTAACATCCCCTAATAATGTACTATACAAATACAACTCCGTTGAAGGTGGTGTCATTGTACCTAGAGGTTGTTCTGTTGTTGGTACTGACCTTAGAAGAACTAAAATAATTCCAAAGTATGTTCCTTATCCTACAACATACGCTGCTAAAGGTATAAACACAGAAGAGCAAGTACCTGCAAGAACCGCAATCTTCAAAGTAACTGGTGGTACTTACTTCTGGCAATTCTCATTCTTTGATGGTGCAGAAGAAGGTGTATATTTCAAACCTGATAGTGTAGAGACATTACCACCTAAGTATTCACATCATAGACTTACATGTTTTGAGTTTGCTGATGGTTTAAATCCATTATCATCTCTTATTTCACAAGGAACTGTTCCTAATGCAGATTACTCTGCTGTTCCTAATATACTTTCAAGAACAGACTTAGACATATATTATCAGAAGATATCTAAAGCGTTTGCTACAATTCCTGATACTTCTGGAGATCCAGCAACTGACCAGATTCAGGCAAGGGTTGAGGAAAACAGAATTGTTGGTCCTATTTCTGATGAATATAGAGTCCTACAGATTACAAGAAACGGTCAAACTGCAACTGCTGTTACTGTTGATGAGTTTGATAACCCAAGAGATCATGGATTCTCTGTTGGTGTTAATATCAATGTATCTGGTGTTAGTGGATCAACTGGACCACAGTCAGAACTAGATTCTGGTATCTATAATGGTTCATTTACTGTAACATCTGCATCTGGTAATGTATTCACTTATCAAATGTCAGCAGAACCTTCAGGTAATGCTGTTGGATCAAATATTGCGGTTAAGACAGAGATTGATACTGTTGACTCAGCATCACCTTATGCTTTCAACCTATCACTAAGAAGTGTGTGGGGTATGAATGGTATGAACGCTGACGGTGCTAAGGCAACTGGTTTCAAATCAATGGTTGTGGCACAGTTTACTGGACTATCACTACAGAAAGACGATAGAGCATTTGTAAGATATAATCAATCAACTGGTAACTATGATGTAGCAACATCTGGAGATGGTGCTCACTTAGATGGATTTGCAGAATATAGAAAGAATTGGGGTCATAGACATATTGTTGCTAAGAATGATGCTTTCATTCAAGCGGTCTCGGTGTTCGCTGTTGGATACTATTCACACTTCACTGCTGAAGATGGTGCTGACATGTCAATTACCAACAGTAACAGTAACTTTGGTAATACTGCATTAAGATCTGCTGGATTTAAAGCAAAAGCATTCTCTAAAGATAAAGCAGGTGCATTAACTCACGTTGTACCACCTAAAGCACTTAATGTTATATCAACAACTGCTACAGGAACTAATGCTGGTGGTAATATTACACTAGCAAATGATGGTTCTGTTAATGGTGTTATTGAAGGAATGACAGTTCACGGAGATGGTATTGGTGTAGGGGCAACTGTTGGATCTGTTAATACTAATACTAGAGTTGTTACATTAACTGAAGTTAATACTGCTATTGTTGATGGTAATATTATTTTTGGTGAAGAAACTTCTGTTAACTGGGTTAACGTTGATATCAAGAGAACTAAAACAATTAACTCTGCATTAGCAGGACAAGGTGGTACTCCAGGAACTAGATTATATCTATATGGTTATACTGTAGAAGCATCACCACCAACAACAAGAGTACAGGGTTATACAATCGGTGCTAGACAAGATGGTGTTGGTCTTAGTGCAGTAGCAGATAAAATTAATTGCTTACTTGTTGCTAATGGTGCAAATGAAGCAACAGTTCATTCTGCATCTATAGCACCTTATGGTCCTAGTGTTTCTGGTGTAGGTGCTGGTAATCCTGGATCACCAATACAATTTGATAATCAAACCTATACTATAGGTGGAGTAGCAGATACAGTTGGTGGTTGGTATCTATCTGTAGATTCTGTTAGTAATATGATCTATGATACATTATCAACTAACGCAACATATAATACTGTTAACTTTACACCAACAACATTCCTTAAGAGAATACCTGACCCAAGAGACTTACAAGATAGAACATATAGATTCCGTTATGTAATTGATAAGGATAAGACTAATCCATTACCAAGAGATCCTCTATCTGGTTATGTATTACAACCATTGAATAGTGATACTACATCATATGCATTATCTAAATGTTATTATGTTTATGATATTGAAGTAGTACAACCATTTGTTCGAGGTGTTGATGATGGTATCTATTATCTAACACTATTATGTGCATCTATTGCACCTTCAACTTCTAACTTTAATGATAGGAAGTTCTCTCAGAATGTTAACGAAGTATATCCTACATTTGACAGAGATAATCCACTTGCTGATCCAGAACCTGCTATATCTGTTGCTGATAACCAAATCATTGGTTTAGTTAATGCAACTGATGGTGCAACTCCAACTCCTAATCTTGATCCTCAAAGGAGTATTACTAAGGAATCAACTGAGTTCTTACTAGCAGATACAGGTTGGACACAACCAGGTACTACACCTAACTTTGATTCAGTTAATGGTAGATTATCTAATGTAGAATTAACTGCTCGTGCTGGTGATGAGGAAGTAAGAAAGATTAAGATAAGACAGAATAATGATGGTACGGTAGCACCAATAGCAGTAGAGTTTAGACGACACTCAATTCTAAGATCAGGTAACCATACGTTTGAATACCTTGGTTTTGGTCCAGGTAACTACTCAACTGCGTTCCCTCAAACTCAGGTCGAGACTCTTACACAGAACCAAGTTAGGTTCTCTCAGAGTATTAAAGAAGAAGCAGGAGTTGCTTTCTATTCTGGTCTTAACTCTAATGGTGACCTATTCATTGGTAACCAGGTTATTAACCCTGTTACTGGTCAGATCACTAACGAAGATATTGCACAGTTGAATGTTGTTGGTGAAGAGAATACTACTATTGAAACATTCTCTGAGTTGGTTATAACTGATAAGATAACTGTAATTGGTGGAGCATCTAACCAGTTAGAATCTATATTCGCTGGTCCTGTTACATTCCAAGGACAGACAACGTTTACTGATAACTTATCTGCTAAGAAGATTTCATACTTCAACCAAGATGGTACAGTTATTAAGCAGACTCTACTAGCACCAGAGCTAGCAACTGGACAACCAGACTTCTCTAACATAACAGGATATGATACTCCTGCTGATGGTGATTTGGTTTATAATATTAACTGGACTCCAGGTAAATCTCTTGGATGGATTCGTTATTCTCAAGAGTGGAGAGAGTTTGGTCTAACTGATACTGGTATTATAGATATTTCTACCTTTAGTAATACTCAAAACATTGGTATTGGTAAGACAGCAACTGCTGATTTTAGGGTTGATGTTTTAGGTAGTGCTAAGATTGATGGTGACTTAGTTGTAACTGGTCGAGGTGGTGTTGCATCTGATAAGTATATTACTAGATCATATACTGGTGATGGATCAACATTAACATTTGCACTTACAACTTATCAAGCAGGTATACAACATACTGATGACTCAATATTAGTATTCTTGAATGGTGTAGCACAGATAGCAGGTACAAACTATACTGTTGATTCTCTTGGTGCAAATATTGTATTCAGTTCAGGTGATGCACCATTGAATACAGATACAGTTCATGTTTTAGAATTACCTATCTAAATAGTACAGGAGTTGGAGACATCTTATGGCAGTTTCAAGAATTAGTGGAAATCAGATATCGACTTCCACAGAAGCAATTATCACCACACTTAGTTTTTTAAACACCAATAGTGTTTTCAGATTACCTTCTGGTAATATAGCACAAAGACCTGTTGGTGTTGTTGCTGGTACTTTGAGATATAATAGTGAGATAGATAACGCAGAGATATATGTTAACGATGATGGTACTGGTGCTGCTGGATGGGCTCCAGTTGCAGGTGGTGGTCCTGCATTAGGAGAAGAGAGTGTTATAAGAACTAATCATAATATAATTTCAGAAAATATTACTGTAGGTCCAACAGCAAATAATGATGCTAAATTTACAAATGGATTTACTGCTGGTCCAGTAACTATTGCAAATGGTTATACAGTTACTATTGAAAATGGA